CTACTGGATGAACGTGAACACACCGAAGGAATTGAACTTGAACGAATCAACAAAATAAACCAAGTTACAGAATCAGCATATTTCTATGAAAGAGAACTTTTTAAACTATGGTGTTCAGGGATGTCCGCACGGGCAATCCATAGAAAGACAGACATCTCTGTTCGTGAAGTGCTGCGAGTTATCAAACTAATGAAAGAACGATGCATACAGAAATAATTGGAATTGCTTGTTTAAGCATCATCATTGTGAACTTTGGCAAACCAGCCGACCTATTGAAACGCTATCTCTACGGGAGCGATTACTCAAAATGGAAGCGAATGAAACCACTTGATTGTGCGTTCTGCCTTTCGTGGTGGTTGGGATTGTCCTTCTTTTTGTACACTTACGGTTGGGTGGGGATACTTTATGCATCCATCGCCACCGTGATTGTCGCACTCCTTGAGACAAAGATATGACCGCTAAACAAAAGGCGAAGGAGATGGTTGACAAATTCACCGTGGTTGGATTACAACAACGCAACGAAGGAATTCAATGTGCGTTAATTGCCGTTGAATCAATCATTGACAACATCGAAAACAAAGAAACACCAAACCTTAAAATGTGGTATTGGGAAGCCGTAAAAAAAGAAATCGAACTACTATGAGCAACATTGAATTCATACTATCACTCCAACCCCTTTACGATGTTTGGAAGAAAACACAAGTGTTCGCACCAACACCTGAACAAGGAGCAATCCTCAACAACGTACACCGTGAAATCTTTGGACGTAATCTTCCAAACTGCTCAACGTGTGTGACCGAAGCATTGCACTCACTTTTGATATGGGCAAACCAGCAACAAGACGCACTCACCAAAGCACAACTTGCCGATGATGAGCAGAAGCCAAAGAGAAGAAGAAAGTGAAAAAATACACAATGACATATTTCAACCATTTCGGATATGACATTAGTGACTTCATTCCTTGCGAGGTGTGTGGCAAACAAGCCGTGGACATCCATCACATTGAATGCCGTGGAATCGGAGGGAGCAAAGAGGCAGACAACATCGAAAACTTGATGGCTTTATGTCGTGAGGATCACATCAAATACGGTGATAAAAAACAACACAAGGAGTGGTTGAAATCCATTCACGAACAGAGGTTGTCAATGGCAAAATAACACTGAGATAACAACGAGAACGATGGCAAATGAACATAACTTGAAACCATTCAAAAAAGGTGGGGATGAAAGAATAAATCTGCAAGGCAGACCGCAGAAGCTCATCACCCAAATGAAGGACATTGGTTATACGAAATCGCAAGTCGAAGATACGATGTTGGCAATGCTCACGTTATCACGGAAAGAACTGGAAAAGATTGACAAAGGGGATGAATACACGATAATGGAAAGGACAATTGCCGGTGCGTTGTTGAAAGGTCACAACAACAACTCACTCTTCAACCTTGAGATGTTGCTCACTCGCTCACAAGGAAAGCCAAAGGAAACAATCGACCAAACAATAGAAAGCAAGAATTTTACAATTACACTAAATTTAGATGAGAGCAAGTTGGAGAGGTGAGGACAAGCTCCCACCACAAGATGAGGATATCCAGTTGGTATCAACAACCAGCGGATTGATAACCTTAGCACGGTACTTTGATGACCTTTGGGTTGAGGAGTATTCAAATGCAATTATTGATGTGGCGTATTGGATGCCCATCCCTGTACTACCGAACGAATGAGAGTAATTCAGTCAGGACATATCGGTGATTTAATCTATTCACTTTCTGCAACAAAGAGAGCATCCGAGTTCCACGGAGAGAAGATTGACTTTCACATCGGATTCCGTGAACCGAATGGTGTTCCTGGTCACCCCGGTGGTGGGTATTGTATGAACCTGAACTCATACGAATATGTCAAGCCATTACTCGAACACCAAGAATACATCAAGGCGGTTCATATGCATCATCACCAAGACGTGGTGTATGACTTTGACAAGTTCCGAAGGCACGGATTGAATCTCGGAGCTGGGGACTTGAGACGGAATCAGTTTCTTGTGTATCCCGAATTGATTACAAACCTACACAACCCTTGTATCACGGCAAGTGAACCAATACCATCCTTTGAGGATTACATCCTTCTCAACTTCTCCTCACGTTATCGGAATTACGACATCAATTATTTCCCATTAAAAGAACACAAGTGCATTTTTTTTGGTTACGAATCCGAGTATATTGCATTCACCGAACGATGGCAGTTAGATTGTGAGCTTCTCAAATGTGCAGATGCTTTGATGTTGGCCACGATTATGGGGAGCGTGAAGGCATTCATCGGCAATCAGTCAAGCACGTACGCTATTGCTGAACAGATGAAGGTGAAACGATTGCTTGAGGTTTGTCCAAACACCCCCAATGTGATACCAGTGAACAATGGCTTTGATTACGTCACCAATCAAGCCTTCAATTACCTACTCAAAAACCTATGAAACTTTTAATACTAACCGATGGAATTAATGGTGTTGTTTATCACCGCATATACACACCCCATCTACGGATGCAAATTAACGGAGAAGCGGAGGTTGATGTCTGCCAGTCACAAGCAGAGTGGATGACTATTGATCTCGCTCCGTATGACGTTATCATCTTCTCACGATGGCTTGGAAAGAATCAGTATGATGTACTCAAGCGGATCACCGATGCTGGTAAACCTTACGTTATTGACGTGGATGATTATTGGGTACTTCCAAAATATAACCCAGCATATTGGGCATATCGCAAAGGAATCAAGAATGCCATCAAGGATGCAATCAATTACGCAGATGCCGTGTTTGTCACCACACAAAAACTCGGTAACGAGGTGAGGGCAATCAACGAGAACGTCTACATAGTTCCTAATTGCTTGGATACCACCCACAACCAATGGAAGCAACCCAAAGAAAAGAACGACCGTGTGAAAATCGGTTGGGTTGGTGGAATCACACACGAGGAGGATTTGAAGCTCATTGCCGATGACATCAATTCTATGGATGTTGAGTTCTACATCTGCGGTTACACTCCAAGTGAGCATTGGAACAACATCGTGAAACTGATTCCGAAAGCCAAAATCGTGCAAGGGACATCTGTCTTTGAATATGGTGAGGTTTACAAACACTTTGACTTTGTACTTGCTCCATTGCAGAACACGACATTCAACAACTGCAAATCGGAATTGAAGATTGTGGAAGCGGCTGCCTATGGAATCCCCATCATCTGTTCAGCCGTTTACCCATATTTATACCATCAGGGAAATGACGGTGTGATATTTGCAACCCAAAACAATTGGAAAGCATCCATTCAAAAGTTGATTGATGCTGGGCATTCTGTTCGTCAATCAATGGGGCGTTCAAACAAAGTTTATTGTGAGACGTACCACAATCTTGACCTACACAACTTGACGAGATTACAGGTGTATCAAAGTTTATGCAAATAACCTACAATCGTCCATTTGTTACCAGTTACCAACAAGCCATCCTTGATTGTGAGGAGAGGTTCACAATAACCGCAGCGAGTACAAAAACGGGAAAGACCGCATCTCACATCATTTGGCTTTTTGAACAAGCCTTGAAATGTCAAGACAACCAATCGGTGTGGTGGGTTGCTCCTGTATACCAACAAGCGGAGATTGCCTTCCGAAGGATGAAGTCACAAGTGACGGACAAAAACTTCTTCCAATCCAACGAAACCAAGTTGTTGCTCACCTTACCAACTGGAGCGAGGATAGAATTCAAGTCAGGGGAGAAGCCTGACAACTTGTATGGGGATGACGTGTATGCTGCCGTGATTGACGAAGCGTCAAGGATGCGTGAAGAGTCGTGGTATGCAATGCGTTCAACCTTGACCGCTACACAAGGCAAGTGCAAGTTGATTGGAAACGTCAAAGGCAAAAAGAACTGGTTCTACAAGTTGGGCGAAAGGGCGAGGAGTGGTGAGAGTGATTACAGATATTTTAAGATAACCGCTTACGATGCAGTCAAAGAAGGCATTCTCAAACTTGAGGAGGTTGAACAAGCGAAACGAGATTTACCAAAACACGTTTTTGATGAATTGTATTTGGCAGAACCAGCGGACGATAAGACAAATCCATTCGGTATTGATGCCATTCGCAGTTGTTATCACCCAGTTACAAACAAAAGTGTGGTAAGTTGGGGCGTGGATTTGGCGAAGTACTCGGATTATACCGTCATTATCGGTTTGGATGCGATGAATTGTGTGGCATATGTGGACAGATTCCAAGCCGATTGGTCACAAACATTGGCAAAAATCACCTCATTGATTGGGGTGACTCCAGCGTTCGTTGATTCAACTGGTGTGGGAGATCCTATTGTTGAACAATTACAACGCAGTCATCCAAGAATTAAGGGTTTTAAATTCACATCACAGAGCAAACAACAACTCCTTGAGGGTTTGGTCATCTCCGTCCAACAC